AACGTGGCTCGCTCGGAGCCGCTCGACGGAATCAAAACGTTCACCGTGTCCGCGACGCGGTACAAGACCCAGTCCTGATACAGAGGGTGAATAGATGGCCATCGATCTTGGCAAGGACTCCGCAGCTCCTCCGTTTGGCTTGGACATCATCTCGGCGACGTTCACCGAAGAGTGTGAGGCCGTCGATGTCAGCAATCGCAGCAACATCAGCGGCACAACCGGCGGAGCCGGTTATCGCGCGTTCGATGCCGGATTTAAGACGCAGACGTGGGAGATCGAGTGCCACGACGTCACTGGCGTGATCGCGTCGCTCGAGAGCAACTCGCTCACGAGTAATTTCATGATTGTGTCTGTAACCGAGAACGCGGCGATCGACGGCCCAGTGACCTACACCATTACCGCTCGGCGGGGGTGAGGCTTGGCTATTACGCTCGGCAAAGATGCCACCCTGACGGTGGGAACGAGCGTCACGAGCGTGCGCAACGTCGAGTGGACCGCCACTGCGCGTACGCTCGACGTCGAGGAATACGGCTCCCGGTATGCCACAGCCTATTCCACGGGCTGGGACGCTTCTGTCTCATTCGAGGTGCTGGAGTCCTCCGAGTGCCAGCTCGCCAGGCTGACGGCAGGTGAACTGGTCGCCATAAGCGGCGGCGGCGGCGGTTGGTCCTTCAGCGCGATCATCACCAGCGTGTCGGAGTCCAATCCGCTTGACGGTGTGACCAGCTACCAGGTGGAAGCTCGGATGACGAGGGCTAGTCTGAGGTAACCATGCAAGAGTTCAAGGACGACGAGGGCCGGCCGTGGAGACTCGCACTTACAGTGCTTGCTGCGCTACGCGTGCGAGAGATGGTCACTGTCACGGTCGACGAGCTGAACGCAGAGGGGATGCCGACCGGCAAAAAGCTGACCAAAGCATTTGACATCGTCGACATCGCATCAATCGCACAGACGCTGCAGGTCCTTCGCAGCCAGTACGCCACGACTGGCGAGGTGCTCTACGCGATCCTGGTTGCACAGGTCGAGGATCGCAAACTGACCAAGGAGCAGTTTTTGGACGGACTGCGTGGTGACTGCCTTGACGCAGCGACCAAGTCGCTCGAGGAGGAACTGATCAGTTTTTTCCCCCAACGCCTCCGTCGGATGGTCGCAACTCTCGCCCGCAAAATGCAGGAAATCACGGGCGAGCTGCTGGACCAGGCGGAGGCGAACCTGGCAACGATGGTCACGACAGTCAAGTCTGGAGAACAATCTGGGAAGCTGCCGGCATCCTCGGAGTGCACCCAGGAGACTGGACACTCCGACAGCTCATCGCCGCCCGCACGGCGCGGCTGGAGCACGACTGGTGGCACACGGCCAACCTCATCTGCCTGTACCACAACAATCACCGTGGAAGAGGCAAGCCCGCACGAAAACCTCATGACTTCCACCCCTTCGTGAGTCGGCCAGCCGCCAGACAGGCTACGCCCGAGGAGATCGCCGCACTATTCGGCCCTGACTGGCACAAGGTGAGAACATGAGTGCTTCAGCAGTCCGGATGGGTCGTGCGTTCGTCGAGATCGGCGCGGACGCGTCGAAGCTCTACGGCACGATCGCCCAGGTCAACAAGCGCATCGGCCAAATGGGGGCGAACCTGCGGCAGGTCGGCGGCCAGATGGCGGCCGCCGGTGCCGCACTAACCGCTCCCGTCGTCGCCGCCGTCGGCGCGGCATCGCGGTTCGAAGACGTGCTCCTGTCGATGCGTGCGTCGACCGGTGCGACTGCCGAGCAGCTCGACGCTGTGCGAGCGGCTGCCATGACCATGAGTGCAGCTCTCGGCATCGGGCCGACGCAGGCGGCTCAAGGATTTTTGGAACTGCTAAAGGCGGGCGTATCGCTCGAGCAGGTTCTGGGCGGTGCCGGCCAGGCCGCCGTGCAGTTCGCGAAGGTCGCACAGATGGACGTGGCGTCGGCGGCAGTCGTGATGGCCGACGCGATGAACGTGTTCGGTGTCACAAGTGCCAAGGCCGCCGACACGCTCTCCGCTGCCGCAGACGCGTCGAGCACGTCGATCGAAGGCATAGCGCTGGCGATGTCACAAGTCAGCGCCGTGGCCGGCCTCGCCAACCAATCCATCGAGGACACGTCGGCGGCGCTCGCGCTCCTGGCCAACGCCGGCATCAAGGGTTCTGACGCCGGCACGTCGCTCAAGACGATGTTGCAACGTCTCATGGCTCCGGCCGACGAAGCCGTTGACGCGCTTGCAAGACTAAACCTCACAGTCGACTCATTCCGCGACGCCGAAGGCAAGATGCTGCCAATGGTGCAGATCATCGGCCGGCTCAATCAGGCCATGGCCGGCATGGACCAGGCAGCCAAGGATGACGTGTTTCGGCAAATCTTCGGGTCGGATGCAATCCGTGCCGCGGCGGTGCTGACCACCGCAGGTGTCGATGGCTTTGCGGCGATGCGCGATGGCATGGCTGGTGCGCTGTCGGTCGCCGACAAGTTCGGAGTCACGATGGGCGGATTGAGCGGCACGGGCCTCGGCCTGTTGGCGTCGCTCGAGCGACTGGCCATCGCCATTGGATCCGCCTTGGCGCCATCGCTAACGCAGGCCTTTGTGACGCTGTCGCGGTTTGCCGAAGGCGCGGCGGCGTTTGTGTCGAACAATCAAGAGACGATCGCACTGGTCGCACAGCTCACGGCTGGATTTATCGGCTTAAGCGTGGCGATCTACGCCGTTGGCGGCGGCCTTGCTGTGGTCTCCGCGACGGTGAGCGCGATCATGTCGCCGATCGTGCTCATACCTGCACTGATCGCCGCTGCGGTAGCTGGTCTGGTCGCTTTTACCGGAAATTGGTCTGCACTAAGCGACGCAGTCGCCGACGCCGACCTCGTCGGTGCCGTCGAGGTGGTGATAAACAGCATCTTGAACATTTTCACGATGGCCGGCACGCAGCTGTACGTCGTGTGGGACCAAATGTGGAGCAATGTGGTGCAGTCAGCAAACACCGTCGGCGCTGTGCTCACGGGCATCATGGATAACATCTTGAACGGAATCATGGCGTCCTGGGATGCCATGGTCGCGACCGTGCAAAAGTCATGGAATTACGTGCAGTCTTTTCTGCAAAAGGGCTACGACCTTGCCAAAGAAAACGAAAAGGTCGACAGCGAGATGGCGGCTAGGGCCAGACAGCGCGAACAGGACCGGCCAGGCGTGGCAGGCAGGATGGCTCAGGCTGACAAGGAGAATCAACAAACTGCGGCCGACTCCGACCGTCGTGTGAGAGCGGCTCAAGATGCCGCACAGGACAAGGTTCAGGAGCGCGCGGACAGTGTCGAGCGACGCCGACAGCAGAGAGAAGCCGACAGAAAGGCCGCTGCAGAGGCCAGGAAGCCAGCACCAGGGGCCGAGCCGGCGCCAGCGTCGAATCCGGCACGCGACGCGGCCAATCGTCAGGCCGAGGACCTGTCGAATCCGAGCGTGGCTGCCGACTCACAGCCGGCCGACGCTTCGGCCATGCAAGCCGGAATGCAAAACGAGGAACGCAGTCGCACGGACATAGCCGGCACGTTTTCGGCTGCTGCGATCGGCGGCCTCGGCGTCGGATCAAGCCTTTCGCAGCGCCAGATCGACCTGCTTACGGCCATTGACAAGGGCATAGTCAAGCTGGTCGACCAAGGCACAGACGCAGTCGCAACGTAGGTAGAGCCATGCCGACATACACATGGGTCGAGGACCGCGCCAGCAGGTCGGCGACCATTCATCGACTCAACAGGCGTTCGCAAAACACGTACAAGAAATCGTGGAAAATATTCGGCACTGACGACGACATTGCGGTGCACGCAGACGTCAATTTGACGCTGTGGACTGACTACATGTTCTGGCAATATCCCGGGCAGCCGCTCAACAAACTGCAAGCCGAGAGCTACACGCTCGAGTACCTCGGCGACAAGGCGTGGCAACTGACGGTGACCTACGTCAGCCGAGGCGCGGACGATGACACGCAACCCCAACCGATCCGTCGGTCGAGGTCCTTCGACACCAGCGGTGCTACCACGCACATCTCGCAACAGCCGTCGTATGGTGCTGGCTCAGCCCTTGGCGGCCGCACCACGTCGCAAGAGAAGCGATACCCAGTCGGTGGAGACTCGCCGGCACCAGACCAGCAAGGCGCAATCGGCGTCGACGGCGACACTGTCCAAGGCGTTGACATTGTCGTCCCAGCGCTCCAATGGACTGAAAACTATGACGTGCCGCACCAGTACATCACTGACGATTACGTCAAGATCGTGTCCAGCTTGACAGGTACCACCAACAACCAGGCGTTCCGTAGCTTCCGGGCCGGCGAAGTGTTGTTCATGGGGGCGAACGGCTCACAGGATTGGGACGAGGACAAGGGCAATAGTCCGTGGTCGCTATCGTTCAAGTTTGTGGCGTCACCCAATGCAGACGGCACGACGCTGCCGACCCTCACCATTGGCAGCATTACAGGCATTGAAAAAAAGGGCCATGAGTACCTGTGGGTGAGGTACTGGGATCAAGTCGTTGACGCGACTTTGTTAAAGCGGCCCACGCACGTGTACGTCAATCAGGTCTACCCCGAGGCCGACTTTAGTTTGCTTGGAATCGGAGTCACCTAGTGCCTACTCGTCGTGACGGCCGGGTCGAGCCAGGACAACCGGTGCGGACGGCGTTCTCGGCCGGCGCGTGGAACCGCGCGCAGGATGCGGCGGACGTCGTTCTTGGTCAGCGCGACGGGTTCGACGCAGATGGCCCGATCTATGGCAGCGCCCCGTACACGGCACTGCCGTGCAAAAACGTCAGCGGCCAGACCGTGCCACGCTGGGGCGTGCTGGCGATCACCGGGCTGGAGGTCGCACCAACTGGCGTTACTGGGCCGGCCACGGCCCAGTACGAGCAATCACCTGTCTTGAGGGGCAGCACGCCAACCACCTCGACCAACGATTTGTTCGGCGTCGCCGTGGAGCCAATCGCCAATAACGCAATCGGCAGGCTGGCTGTGGATGGCCTTGTTCAGGTCAAGCTCGAGGTCCGCAACACGGCGGACGCGACGGCCGGCCCGAAGGCATCGACGTCCGAGCTGCAAAGCGGCGGCAACGGTGCGGCCATCATTTACAAGGAGTCCGGGACTGGTGCGAACAAATGGGCACTGGTGCGGATTGGCGCAGGGAGGGGCACCGTGCGACTGGGAACCGTCTCCGCAACGTGGAACAAAGGCGCCACTGCCACGGTGACGCAACAAGCCGGCGACGGCACGGCGTTGTCACCTGCCACAACGTTCACGGCCACCAACTATTTCGCCACGGTCACCGTATCTAGCGGCACGCGACGGGTGGCGTGTGCATTGATTGACAGCACGTGGGTACTGATTGCGGCGGAGTGTGCGTGATGTTTTTGGGATGCTCGCCGTGTTGCAATCCTTGCACAGGAGACTGGAGCGTAGCCACCGATGTGATAGTGGAAATCACGGCCAACGATTACCTTTTGCAACGCACGCGAATCTACAACACGCAGAGCGAGTTTGGAACAGCAACGCAAAAAGAGTCTGTGGCCGCAAAAACATCAATACTCGACGGTACGCATTTTTTGACGCGCATCGGCTCTCTTGGAGCGTTTACCAGGTGGTCCGTTGAAGTGCAGGGACAGCCTTCAGGGTGCGGAGCGGTAACTATTGTTGTGGATGTGTACAACAATCCAAGCACCGCGCCGACAAATCTGTTTTATGCATTGCAACTTCTAAACGTGCGGCTTATTGGAAAAATGGAAAGGCAGTATAGCAGCGGGCAGTTATCGTGCGGCAATTCTCAATACTACGACATTGACACCATAGGCGGGTGCACGTCCTCGTCCGCAGACTGCTCTCAAGCGTCCAATGCAGTCAACGACAGGTCTGTTGTGTCCCAGTGCATCAACGGGCAGTTCACAAACCCAATGCCGTACGCTCCATTGTTTGGGCAGCCAGGCTTCTCCATCGGTTCGGATTGGCAGCTTATTTCAAGCGTGACTGATGCAGACACGACAATGGATAGCGTTGTCGTTCAATCAGTGGACATCGTCCTCCCATGACGGCGTGCGCGTTCGTGTGCACTGACGCCGATCACATGCATGACTGCACGTGCAACCGGTGCGGCCGTCGCGTGCGCGTCCGTCGGCTGCCGGTGAACGCAGAGTGTGCACCCGCTCCCGGCCTTGGTGATCGCGTCGCCGCCGCGCTGGACTCCGCAGGCATCACCAAGGAACGTGTGGCCGCTGCGCTAGGCGTCAAGGACTGCGGATGCCAGCAGCGCCAGCAATGGCTCAACGAGGTTGGCTACAGAATCGGCATCGGCACACCAAACCCTGACCACACCGGCACCACGGATTTGGACGCACATGGATAAGGTGGTGGCATGGCGAGGCGACAGCGGACGATCGAGATCGCCGGTGCCAAGTGGCACATCGTCCGGGCGCGGCTGCGCAATCTCTACGGCCTGTGCGACTACGCCACGCGCACGAT